CGATCGGCAAGGGCAGCCGGGTGGATCTCAACGCCAAAGGCCAGACCATGAAGCGCGGCGCGGTGGTGCATCCGGTCGGCAGCGACACGATCAAGACCACGCTGTTTGGTCGGATCAGGCATAGCGAGCCGGGGCCCGGCTACCTGCACTTCCACATGGATGCAACGGTTGACTACTTCGAGCAGCTGACCGCCGAGAAGCAGGTGATGCGATACAACCGCTCAGGATTCCCGGTGCGCGAATGGGTCAAGAAGCCATCAGCGCGAAATGAGGCGCTGGATTGCCTTGTCTATGCCTATGCCGCGCTGTGCCATCTCTACACGCGCTACGACCGGCGGACGATATGGGATCAGCTGGACAAACCAGCAGAAGCACGCGCTAAGCCATCGCTAAGATCAGCTAAGGCTGGGTCAGCCTTCCTTAGCAACTGGTAGCAGTGAACATCCCTGCGACAATCCGAGCCGGTGACACGGTGAAATGGCGGGATGATGCCAGCGTGGATGCGTTCGGCAATGCCGTCACCAGCGGCACATGGACGCTGACCTATTACCTGCGCACGAATACCGCAAGCGAAGGCGCAACCATCACCGGCACCGCATACGGCCAAGGCTGGGAGCTGACCATCGCCGCGGCCACCAGCGTCGGATTCGATGCAGGGCAGTGGTACTGGCAGGCGATTGCAACTGCCGGCAGCGAGAAGCTGACGCTCGGTGCTGGCCAGCTTGAGGTACTGGCGGCGTTGAACTATGCCGGCGCGCCTGGTGCATTTGATGGCCGCAGCCAGGCGCAGCAGGATCTTGATGCGGTGCAGGCTGCGATTCGCGCGATGGTGTCTGGCGGCGCTGTTGCTGAGTACACCATCGGCAGCAGGCGGCTTAAGAAGCTGCCGCTAACGGAGCTGCTGCAGCTGGAGGCCAAGCTCAAGTCCGACGTGAAGCGTGAGCAGGCGGCAGAGCTGGCGGCCAATGGCCTGGGCAATCCCCACAACCTATTCGTGAGGTTCAGCTGATGGCCAAGAAGCGCAGGCAACAGGCGACACCATCGGCACCGCGGCGGCGGATGTACCAAGGCGCGCAGTTCAGCAGGCTTACTGCGGACTGGGTGACAGGTAACACCAGCGCCGACAGCGAGATCTACGGCAGTGCGCAGAAGCTGCGCGATCGCGCGCGGCAGCTGTGCCGGGATAATGACTATGCGCGGCAGGCATTGCGCGCGATTGAAGGCAACGTGATCGGGCAGGGCATACCGTTTCAGTCGCAGGTGCGAATGCAGCGCGGCGGCAGGCTTGATACTCAGGTCAACGATGCCATCGAGGCGGCATGGCGGCAGTGGACAACTGCGCGGCATTGCCACACCGGCGGCAAGCTGAGCTTTGCCGACATTGAAAGGCTAGTGATCCGCGCCTGCGCCGAGAGCGGCGAGGTGTTCATCAGGCTTGTGCGGCAGAGCTTTGGTGGCAGCACTGTGCCGCTGGCGATGGAGGTGATCGAGGCGGACCAGCTTGACGATGGTCTCAATGGCCGCAGCCAGCAGGGCAACGAGATCCGCATGGGCGTGGAGGTGGACGGATGGGGCAGGCCGATCGCTTACCACTTTCTGGCTTATCACCCCGGCGACTACCAATTCAGCAATCAGCAGATCAGCACGCAGCGCCACAAGCGCATCCCGGCCGAAGAGATCATTCACCTTTACCGCGCCGAGCGCCCCGGCCAGACGAGAGGCGTTACATGGTTCGCCAGCGCAATCCAGCGCCTGCACCATCTGGCGGGATATGAGCAGGCCGAGGTGGTGCGTGCTCGGGCCAGCAGCGCGCTGATGGGCTTCATCACCAGCCCCGAGGGCGAGCTGATTGGCGATGACGTCATGGATGGCGAGCGCGTTTCAAACTTCGAGCCCGGAGTCTTCAAATACCTCAATCCCGGCGAGTCGGTCACAGTGCCGAGCCTGGACAGCCCCGATGGCCAGTTCGAGCCGTTCCTGCGCGCGATGCTGCGCGCCATGGCTGCAGGCATCGGATGCAGCTACGAGACGATCTCACGTGACTTCAGTCAGACCAACTATTCCAGCAGCCGGTTGAGCCTGATTGAAGATCGTGACCACTGGCGCATTCTGCAATCGTGGATGATCGAGAACTTCCACCGCCGCGTGTTCCACGAGTGGATTGAGCTGGCAGTGCTGAGCAATGCGCTATCACTGCCCGGCTACGAGCTGGCACCCGATCGCTTCAAGGCTGCGCGTTGGATGCCGCGCGGCTGGGCATGGGTTGATCCTGCCAAGGAAGTGGCCGCGTACAAGGAAGCGGTGCGGTGCGGCTTCAAAACTCTGGGCGAGGTGGTTGCCGAGCAGGGCGGGGATCTTGATGAGCTGCTGCTGGCGCGGCAGTCCGAGCTGGCGATGCTCGATCAAATGGGCATCGTCGTTGATAGTGATCCGACGCAGGTGACCGGCGCCGGCCAGCAGCAGATGCAGCCATACCCAGAGACGCAGCCACCTACCGAGGAGCCCGCCTAATGGCCAACGTCAACGGCACCGAGATCAACCTGATGCCGACCGCTGGAATGCGCGAGGAGGCTGAGCGCTACCGCGTATGGAAAGCTGATGGTGAGCAGGGCGGCACTGATGTGGCAGCCACCAGGGCATCGCAGATCCTGAGCGGTGATGAGCTCTCACCCGACACCGTGATCACCATGGCGGCATGGTTTGCGCGGCATGAAGTGGACAAGCAAGGGCAGGGCTTCAGTCAAGGCGAAGACGGCTACCCCTCGCCGGGCCGCGTGGCATGGGCGGCATGGGGCGGCGATGCTGGCCAGAGTTGGTCTACATCCAAAGCCGATAGGATTAAGGCACTGCAAGATCGCACGATGGAAAGACCGTATCCCAATGAGCACGCGGCGCGATTGACCGATCCTGATCAGTACGATGAAATCCGGCGCGTGAATGATGAAGGCGGCCCCGGTGTTGATTTCATCTATGGGATCAAGGATGGCAATACCGAGCTGCAGGCCATTCGATTTGATGCAGCGCGGTTCAGCGCCGACGAGGCCCGGCAATGGTTGAGCGACAATGACATGCAGGAGATCCTGTTCGAGGTGGCAACCGGTGAGCGTATGCAGCGCTCGGGACCGGTGTCATTCACGCGTTCAGCGCAGATCGCAGAAGATGACCGCACGCTTGAGTTCCCATTTTCAAGTGAGTATCCCGTTGCGCGTTACTTCGGCAATGAGATCCTGGCCCACACCCGCGAGGCCGTAGACCTTGCGCGGTTGAACGATGGCGCGCCGCTGCTGTTCAACCATGACCCGGACAAGCTGATCGGCGTGGTTGAGCGCGCATGGGTGGATGAGGGCCAGAAGCGCGGCTACGCGCGCGTGCGCATGAGCCGCAACCCATTTGCGCAAGAGGTCATGAACGACGTTCGCGATGGCGTGCTGCGCAATGTGAGCTTCGGCTATGCGATCAACGACATGGAGCAGCGCGGCGAAGACTTTATCGTGACGCGATGGAGCGCGCACGAGTTATCGCTAGTGTCAATTCCTGCCGACCCTACAATTGGCGTAGGGCGTTCAATGGATGCTCCCGTCGCGGCCACAGCCGCATCATTTGTCCCAACTTCTACCGACATGGAAGACACCACCACCGATCTGATGGCGGTGCGGGCTGAAGCGGCTCAAGAGGCTGCCAAGGCTGAGCGCACTCGCATTTCTGGCATCACTGCTATCACCGAGAAGCACGGCCTTGCCGACCTCGGCCGCCAGCTGGTTGAATCCGGCCGGAGCCTTGACGAGGCCCGCGCTGCTGTGCTCGATCAGCTTGGCAGCAAGGCTCAGCCCGTTTCTGAATCCGCTGGCGACATTGGCCTCAGCGCCAAGGAAACCCGTGAGTTCAGCTTCCAGCGCGCGATCAACGCACTGGCCAACCCTGGCGATCGCAAGCTGCAGGAGGCCGCGGCATTTGAGCGCGAGTGCTCCGAGGCTGCCGCTGCACGCGCTGGCAAGGTTGCTCAGGGCATCATGGTGCCGAGCGAGGTGCTGCGCCGTGACCTGACGGTCGGTACCGCATCCGGCGCTGGCGATCTGGTCGGCACTGACTTCCGCCCCGGCAGCTTCATCGAGCTGCTGCGCAACCGCTCGGCACTGGCCGGCCTGGGCGTCACCAGCCTGACCGGGCTCACCGGCAACGTGGCAATCCCGCGCCAAACCGCTGCAGCGACCGCCTACTGGGTGGCTGAATCTGGTTCGCCCACCGAGAGCCAGCAGACCGTCGATCAGGTCAACCTGTCGCCAAAAACCGTAGGCGCTTTCACCGATTACAGCCGCCGCCTGATGCTGCAGGCCAGCATCGACGTGGAGCAGATGATCCGCCAGGATCTTGCCACTGTGCTGGCGCTTGAGATCGACCGCGTGGGCCTCTACGGCCTGGGCAATACCAGCCAACCGCTTGGCATCAAGCTGACCACTGGCATCAACACCGAGAACTTCGGTGCCGCCACCCCGACCTATACCGAGGTGGTGAGCATGGAATCCAAGATCGCCGCGGACAACGCCGACATCGGCGCCATGGCGTATCTGATGAATGCCACCATGCGCGGCAACCTGAAGACCAAGGACAAAGGTACCGATACAGGCGCCTATGTGTTCGAGCCTGGCGGCACCGTCAACGGTTACAGCGCCGTCGTCAGCAATCAGGTTGAGTCTGGCGACATCTTCTTTGCGGTGTGGAGCCAGCTGATCATGGCGATGTGGAGCGGCCTGGATCTGACCGTGGATCCGTACACCCACAGCACCAGCGGCACCGTGCGCGTGGTAGCTCTGCAGGATGTGGACTTTGCGGTCCGTCACCCTGAAGGCTTCTGCCGCGGCAACGACACTCTCTGATGTTGATTCAAATCCTTAAGGACACGTCCATCAGGGGCGTGGCTGTCAAGGCAGGGCAGGTGGTTGATACCGAGCAATCGGACGCCACCGCCTTGATCAACATGGGCAAAGCGCAGCCGGCTCCGATTGTGGAGCCGGCCCCGGCAGTTTGCCCGCAGCCTTTCCGCAAACCACCCCGCAAGAGGACCAATGGCAATCTTCCAACAGACACTTGAGAAGCTGCAGCATTTCACGCTGCTGGCTACTACCACCATCACCGCCACCGGCAACCAGACCGGCGTCGATCTTCTGGAGTACGACGGCGACATTCAGATCATCCTGGCCGGCACCGCTGCTGGCGCCGCCGCTGATCTGACGTTCCGCATCGAAGAATCTGCCGATAACAGCACCTTCACTGCTGTCACCGGCGGCACCTTCACCGCCATCGGCAACGCTGCCTACAAGGAGGTGAAGACCTTCGATCGCGACAACCTGAAGCGCTACATCCGTCTTAGCTGCACGGCTGAGACGGGCACCGCTTCCAGCGCTGTTACCTGCTTCGGCTTCGGCTTGAAGAAGTACGGCTGATTTTCTTGGTTGACCATGGCCCCGGCATGAGCTGGGGCTTTTCCAATACGCTCGGCACTTGCGATGGCCATCACCGAGAACCTGGATGCGTTCCTTGATGACTTCGGCGTGACATGCACTGCCGGAGCGGTGACTGCGCTGGGCATTCTTGACATGCCATCTCAGGTGCTGCTGAGCGATGCAATCTTAAGCACTGATTACACCCTGACCGCGCGCGCATCCAGTTTCGGCGGCTTGAAGTATGGCGACAGCATCACTGTGGCTGGCACTGCCTATACGGTGCGCGAGACGCAGTACATTGATGATGGCGCAATGGTGCAACTCGCACTACAAAAGACATGAGCGCACCGATTCGCACCAATACTCGCGCGGCATGGACGGCAGGGAATCCAGTCTTGCTAGATGGTGAGTTTGGCCGCGAATCAGACACCGGCAATATCAAGATCGGCAATGGCACGCAACGTTGGAGCCAGCTGCCGTATCACGGCTGCCCTGGCT